TTACTTTTAAATTATGGCACGTTCACAACCTTTTACCGTAGCATGTGCAGGTGGCTTAGTAACATCAGCTAACTCTATAGACTTGTTACGTACACCCGGAGTTGCTACAGTTTTACAAAATTTTGAATCTTCCACATCAGGAGGATATAGACGTATTAATGGTTATCAAAAATTTGGTGGAGCTAGTGCAACTAGACCTACAGGTACATCAACAATTATATTAGGAACATTTCCATATGCAGATGGAGTTATAGTTACAGCAAGTGATGCTATTTATTTTAGTAATGATGGTATTAGTTGGTTACAAATAAATAAATTATCTGCAGGTGGTGGTGATGATTATGCAACCTTTACAGGTAAAGCAGCTTCTATTAGAACTAATCAAGGACAAGCTCAATTTACTTTATTTGAATCAGCTACACAAGATTATGGTGAAGTAATTATAGCTGATGGAGTAAACAAACCTTGGTCATTTAGAATGGAAGGTACTGGAAATTTAGATACTAGAACATTTTTTACATTTCAAATAACAGTTACAGGAAGTGAAGGTGTTAAATATATTACATCCCATAACCATCATTTAATAGCTGCAGGTGTAACAGAAAATGAAAACGTAATTTACTACAGTGTTTATAATGACCCTGATAACTTTACAGGGACTGGGTCAGGTGCTATTACTATATCAGATAAGATAGTAGGTGTTAAAGGTTTCCGTGAAGATTTATTTATATTTTGTCAAAATAGTATTCATAAATTAATAAATATTAATAATTCTTCTACTATTGCTATAATACCTGTTGCAGAAAATGTAGGTTGTTTAAGTGGCTATAGTATTCAAGAGATTGGTGGTGATTTAGTATTCTTAGCACCAGATGGTCTTAGAACTATTGCAGGTACAGCAAGAATTGGTGACGTAGAATTAGGAACAGTTAGTAAAGCTATACAGCCTATTATAACAGAGCTATCTCAAAATGTCAATAACTTTGTTATAAACAGTATTGTTTTAAGAGATAAATCTCAATATAGATTATTTTATACTAATGTAGGCTTGACAAATGCTTCACAAAGAGGTATAATAGGTACACTAAGACCGAATGGTTTTGAATGGTCTGAAACATTAGGTATAGAAGTTGCAGCTATAAATTCTGGATTTGATAATGAAGGAATAGAAAAATTTTATCATGGTGATACAGATGGGTATATTTATATTCATGATTCAGGTGATAATTTTGATGGGGCTGCAATTGATGCAAGATACCAAACACCAAACTATGATTATGGTGACTTCGGAACTTTAAAAACTTTACACTATGTTAAACTATCTATAGGTCCTGAAAATGAAGTTCAACCTACAGTAAGAGTAAGATTTGATTACGATAGTAACGAAACACCACAACCAGAAGATTATTTATTAGATAGCGTACCGGCTCCATCTATTTTTGGTAGTGCTTTATTTGGCACTGCAAAATTTGGAGCATCTGAACAGCCTTTAGTTAGGTTAACACTTCAAGGTAGTGGTTATTCAAACAGTTTTAGAATATTAACAAACGATACAAATGCACCATACACAATAAACGGATTATATGTAGATTACATACCATCAGGTAGGAGATAAACACAATGGCAGGTTATACAAGACAAAGTACATTCGCAGACGGAGATACAATCACTGCTGCTTTATTTAATAATGAGTACAACCAACTTTTAAATGCTTTTAATAGTTTAACTGGACATAAGCATGATGGCACTACTGGAGAAGGAGCTGTCATAGCTTTAATTGGAGATACTGGTGTAGCTACTCCTCTTAATAAAGTATTAATAGATACTACAAATGACCACATAGAATTTTGGGTAGATGTATCTAGTTCTTCTGTACAACAATTATATATTGCAGATGGAGCTATCATTCCTGTCACAGATAGCGACATTGACTTAGGTACAACAAGTTTAAGATTTAAAGATACATATACAGATACAGTTACTACTACCGGTAATGTTAGTATCGGTGGTAATCTTACAGTTACTGGTGATGCGACTATCTCAGGTAATCTTACTTTTGGTGATGCAGATACTGATAGTATTAATCTAGCTGCTGAAATTGATTCTAATATAGTACCTAATACAGACAACACTTATGACTTAGGTACAGCTACAAAAGAGTGGAGAAATCTTTACATAGATGGTACAGCTAACATAGATAGCCTTGTAGCTGATACAGCAGACATAAACGGTGGTACAATTGATGGTGCTACCATAGCAACTTCAGATATAACTGTAGGAGCTGGTAAAACTTTAAACGTCTCTGCAGGTACTTTAACACTTGCAGACAATCAGATTAGTGGTGATAAAGTTGAAGGTGGTACAATAGCTGCAACAACTATTACTACATTAACTTCAACAACTGGTAACATTACAAATGTAAATGCTACTACAGTAGATTCTACAAACCTTGAAGTTACAAATTTAAAAGCTAAAGATGGAACTGCTGCAGGTTCTATAGCAGACTCTACAGGTGTTGTAACACTTGGAAGTTCTGTACTAACTACAACAGATATTAATGGTGGAACTATTGATGGTTCTACTATAGCTACATCTGATATTACAGTTGGAACTGGAAAAACTTTAGATGTATCTTCAGGAACTTTAACACTTGCTGATAATCAAATATCAGGTGATAAAGTTGAAGGCGGTACAATAGCTGCTACAACCATAACAGATTTAACCTTTGGTAGTCTTAACGATGGTACTATAACTGCTACAGCTTTTGTCGATGAAGATGATATGACATCTGATTCTGCAACGCTTATACCGACACAGCAATCTGTAAAAGCTTATGTAGACTCTCAGGTGACCGCACAGGACTTAGATTTTCAAGGTGATACAGGTGGTGCTTTAAGCATTGACCTCGACTCTGAAAGCCTTACAATCGCTGGAGGGACTGGTCTTGATACTGTAGGTTCTGGTAACACTGTTACAGTTAATATAGATAGTACAGTAACAACTCTTACAGGTACACAGACTTTAACAAATAAAACACTTACAAGTGCTACACTTACAAGCCCTGTAATCAATACAGGTGTTTCAGGTACAGCTTTCCTTGACGATGATACTTTTGCAACTGCAACAGCAAGTACTTTAGCATCTTCAGAATCTATTAAAGCTTATGTAGATACTACAGTTGCTGCAACTAATGAAGTTGTTGAAGATTCTACTCCACAGTTAGGTGGTGATTTAGATTTAAACTCTAATGATATTACAGGTACAGGTAATATAAACATTACAGGTACTATCCAATCTTCAGGAAATATAACAGGCACACTTGCAACAGCAGCACAAACTAACATAACAAGTCTTGGAACATTGTCAGCATTAACTGTTACAGGTGAAATAACAGCTAATGGTGGTATTGCTTTAGGCGATAGTGACAAAGCTATCTTTGGAACAGGTTCAGATTTACAGATTTATCATAATGGAAATAATAGTTTTATTGATGAACTTGGAACAGGTATTTTATATATTAGAGCAGCAAGTGATTTAAGACTAACAAATGCTGATACATCAAAACTTTATGCAAACTTCGAAGATGGTGGTGCTGCAAAACTGTATCATGATGGTGCTTTAAAATTATATACAACCTTAACAGGCATAGACGTAACAGGTACAGCAGTAACAGACGGTCTTACAGTAGCTGGTAACGTCTCAGTAGACGGTGGAACAATTAAACTTGATGGTAATTATCCTGTTGGTACAGACAATGTTGCTTTAGGTAATTCTGCTTTAGCAAGTGGTTCTTTAACAGGTGGTACTAATACTGCTTTAGGCTCTAATGCTTTAACTTCAAATACTACAGGTGCTTCTAACACAGCTTTAGGCTTTGGTTCTCTTGACGCAAATACAACTGCTTCTAATAACACAGCAGTTGGAACAAACTCTATGGGAGCAAACACCACAGGTACTGCTAATGTAGGTGTCGGTAGACATGCTTTATTATTAAACACCACAGGAAATAGTAATGTTGCAGTTGGTCTTAATTCTTTAGCTGCAAACACTACAGCAGACAACAATACGGCTGTTGGTGTTGCAGCTTTAACAGTAAACACTACAGGTAATACAAACGTAGCTGTTGGTTCTTCAGCTCTTGATGCTAATACTACTGGTTCTGGAAACGTAGCTATTGGTGGTGGAGCATTAACAGCTAATACTACTGCTAACTATAATACAGCAGTTGGTCAAGCATCGTTGGAATCTAATACTACTGGTACTTTTAACTCAGCATTAGGTCGTTCTTCTTTAGTTTCAAATACAACTGGAGAGTATAATACTGGTATTGGTTATTCATCTTTAGCATTAAACACCACAGGAACAGGAAATGTAGCTGTAGGGGGTTTAGCACTAGATGCTAATACCACAGCTTCTAATAACACCGCAGTTGGTTACGCTTCTTTAGGAGCAAACACTACAGGAACTAGTAATACAGCTATAGGTAAAGAAGCAGGTGCTGCAATAACAACAGGTAACAGTAACGTATGTGTTGGTGCTTTATCTGGTGATGCTTTAACTACAGGTGTTGTTAATACTGCTATAGGAACACTTGCACTTACATCAGCAGTTTCTTCAACAGGACAAACTGCAGTAGGTTCAGAAGCACTACAATTTTCAACAGGTAATTACAATGTTGCTGTAGGTTATCAAGCACTTGAAGACACCACTACAGGTACAAATAATACAGCAGTAGGTACATTTGCATTAGACAACAATACTACAGCATCTAATAACACAGCAGTTGGTTATGCTTCTTTAGGAGCAAACACTACAGGTACAGAAAACGTAGCAGTAGGTAACTACGCTTTAGATGCAAATATTGCTTCAAATTATAGTACAGCAATAGGTGCTTATGCTTTAACAGCAAACACCTCAGGGGCAAGTAATACTGCTGTTGGTAATACAGCTTTCTATTCTAACACTTCAGGTGCAACTAGCACCGCACTTGGCGTTGGAGCTGGATATAGCAATACAACTGGCTCATCAAATACTTATATTGGTTGGAACGCTGGGCGAACAGGTACAACTAATAGCAATAACACTGCGGTAGGCTATGCGGCTGGTGGTTATAATTCTGCTTTTTCAGGCGGTGATAACACCACTATTGGAACTCAGTCAGGGTATTATTTAACAACTGGTGCGGATAATACGTTTTTAGGTGTTAATTCTGGTTTCTATGTAACAACTGGTACAAAAAATACCATTATTGGTAGATTTAACGGTAACGAAAAAGGCTTAGACATAAGCACCTCAAGCAACAATATAGTTCTTTCAGATGGTGATGGTAATCCTAGAATGATTTTTGAAAATAATGGTGTTGGTTTGATAGGAACTACGTCCAAAGCTGTTGGTATACTAGGAGACGTTAATGGTTTTGGAGTATCAGCAGATGGTGGTCCAGCTAATCCTGTAGTTGCTTTTGCTGATTCTGATGCTACTGTAAATGTAAATTCGGTTATTCAGGAAATTAGTTTTAAAAATGATACGTCCTTTACTGCTTACTATACTAAATTTACAGATAGAGATGCTACAGAAGGTAGTATTTCAGGTTCAGGTGCAGGTTCAGTAAGTTTTAATACTACGTCTGACGAAAGATTAAAAGAAAATATTGTAAACACTACAAATAAATTAGAAAAAATAAAACAAATACAAGTAAGAGACTTTAATTATATAGGTAAAGATGTAACTACTACTGGTTTAATTGCACAAGAACTTAATGAGATAATACCTGATGTAGTAAGAGAAGGTTCAGAAGATGCTGCAAAAGACCCTTGGGCAGTTGATTATGGAAAACTTACACCTTATCTAATTAAAGCTATACAAGAACAAAACGCTTTAATAGAAGCATTAACAACAAGAATAGAAACCCTAGAAGGGTAAAAGGAGAATAATATGGCACAAACAGTAAGCGAAGTCTTAACAGCAGCAACAGATAGCGTAACACTTATCAATGGTGTAAACGCTGGAACTTGGGATGTTAAAAATATGGAGCAATCAGAAATCAACGATATGGTACAAAGAAACGTAGACCATTTGGAAATCGTTTTAGCGTATGCACCTGTTGATGAAGATGATGATACGCCTGATGTAGCTGGTAGTTCAGATGATAAAACATCTTATACAACTGCTATTGCAACTGGTAAAGCATATATAACTGATAATAGTTAAGCACCATGGAGCTAACACCTTATTTATTTTGGAATATATTTATAACTTTGGTGTTGGCTCCGGTGCTTTATAGCATCAAACAAAACACACAAGAAAACAAAAGATTAGACATACTCTTAAACAAAACTCGTGAAGAGATAGCAAAAGACTATGTAACTAAAAACGAATTAAAAGATGACATGGCAGTTCTCATGGATAGGATAGATAAAATCGGAG